GGGGCCTCCCACGCTTCATGTCCGCAGCCTCGAACTGACCGAGGTACAGGCCAGACATATCGCCAAGCTCCTGAATCCACTCTGCGGATCTCAGGTAGATCTCCGTATCATTCAGGGCCGCCGAGATGTCAAGCTGACAGCTCTGGCCCTCATATGCCCTCACTTTGTAGGGCGTGGAGCCCGCAAGGACATTGACATAGATGTTGGTATAGGGAGTGACCGAAAGCGTTCCTGAAGGCCGTACACCGGCCCATTCAGTAGGCGTGTAGCCTCTGATAGCTGCAGATCCTGCAGTTGCCGCAGTAGCCACATAGTAGCTGTCCACCAGGGCCCTCTGGAACATCAGCGCCTTGTATAAATGGAGCCTCAGACGGCCCGTAGCCCTGCCCAGGTAGGCCGTAGATCCCAGGTTTTGCATGACCCTGATGGCATTGTGTTCGGCATCCTCGATCCAAAGGGATTCGGGGATCTGGGACTGCATGGTATTGCAGTAGTTGTAGAAGGCATCAATGTCCGTTGCTCCTGCCGATTCCATCGCCAGGTAGGACGCCTGGAGCTGGGACCAGTTGCACTCCCTGAGGGAAGTGAAAACAGCATTGTCGGCGCCGTTGAAGACGTCTGCCGTACCCAGCGTATCGAAGTCCATATAGCCGGGCTCCATGTCGATGTAGCCACGGTTGTTCCTGCACAGGCCGGTGTCGTTATCCCAGTTGAACCAGAGGCCCCATCTCTGCTTCGTGGTGTTGTATGACCAGAACATGTTCTTGGCCCTGTTGTCTCTCAGAAGCAGGAGCAGCGTGATGTTGTGGTGGAAGTAAAGGGTATCCATGTCGAAATGGTCCGCCGCTTCCGCTGTCCATCTTGCCTTCCTGTACTCTGCAGAGTCGATGGAAAAGGCCTGGCCGCCTACGGTACGGATGGGCGACAGAGGGGCGTTCGTAGCGGCCGTCCAGTCTGTCTCATAAACGAAGTTCTGGATCTCCTGCCACAGTGATTTCGCCTGTGCCTCGGTGTACTGGTCTTCATCCAGGTACCGGAATTCGTAGTTGTTGTCGAAGTTGTCCCCTGTCAGATCAGTGGTTTTGAAGCGTACCTGAGGTTCGGTGTTGTTCTTGACCTCGATGACGATGGGATCATACTGGAAGACTTCCGCAGCATCCTTGTTGGAGCAGGTGTTTCCGAGACCGAAGAAAATGGTCTCATCCGGTGCCACGGTATCGGGACCGACCTGCACAGGCGCCGATGAAGTGTTGTGGAAAAATACGATTGCCATCTTGCCTTCAAGGCAGTCACGCACCCTCGGATCAGCTGTACGGGCAGCTCTCCTGCTCTGCTGGTATGTGTTGTACCAGTGGGCCGTAGCAATGTTCACGACATGCTCTTCTGAAGCGATGTTCTTCTTGAAGTTGATCATGTTCGTAGGAATGGAGTTCTCCACGCCGTTGAACGCCCAGCCTTCCAGAGCCGTGCCGTTCTCGCAGACAATGTTCGACAGAACGAAGTTAAGGTTGCCGCCTGCTGTATCCGCATGCTCGACAGAGGACGTTCCCTGGATGGACATGGTCATGTCAGCTGTCCAGTTATGGTAGTCGGAAGCGCCCTGCCAGTGGCGGAGCCTGCCTGTCACATAGTCCTTTTTGCCGTGGGTCATCCTTTCCGCATCGATACGGTAGACATCCACATCCGGGCACTTGGCAACAATGGCATTGATGTCCAGCTTATTGGAACTGTCGTAGATGGAGTTCCGGTCATTCCTGGCAAGGATCTCCGTTCCGTTCTTTCCGTCGGCGATGAAGTTGGACATCATCTCTTCGTTGGTCAGATCACGGCTGTAACCTCTGACAAGGTACAGATAAACATCAGCATCGTCAGAGCCGAATGTGATGCCAGTAGCAGTAGTCTGATTGAAGGATTCATCTGCTCCATACTGGGCATAGGAGAATGTTGAGCAACCCTCCCAGATGTAGATCAGGCTGTCTTCTCTGTCCTGCTGGATATTGATGTCCAGCTCCACTTTCTTGTCTTCGCATGTGGAGAGAGAAACGCTTGTAGCATTGCCGCTTGCGTAGACATTGTTCGCTTCGCACGTGAAACCGATCCGGCCGTTCTTGCAGCTGATTCCGACTGCAGTCTTACTGGAGCAGTCTGCAATCTTATAGACCAGTTTCAGCTCTTTGCCGGTACGCTTCACGTCTGCTCCGAAGAAGGGCATGTAGTTGAGCGTCAGCCTGTCTCCGGCCGTGACCCTGATGCAGGGCACGCCCTCGCTGTCAGTCTGCACACCGCCGTTGACGAGGTCGAAGTTCTCGGAAAGCGTAAAGCCATAGCTGCCATGCCTCCATGTGGTCAGGTCACTGATCATTGAAGGGTCTACCTTGACTTCCAGGCTGTCCGTGACTTCTGCGATATCAGAGCCGATGGAGCTGATAGTCAGATCATGCGTCTCGATGGAGCCGCCGCACATGATTCCGAACGTGAACGTTCCGGCCGTCATGGGTCTGTAGGACCAGGTCTTTTCGGACTGGTCTGCAGATACGGTGGCCTGCACCACGCCATCTACCAGAAGGGAGACGTTCGCCGGGTTGCTTGCCGGATCGATAACAAGATACTTGATATCGAATGTGGTGTACTGGGCAAGGTCTCCGGTCGGCCAGTTTACAGCGATGACAGGCGTGCTGGCGCCTGCCACGATCTGGGCCACAGTGGAGTGCAGGTGGTCGGATTCGATAGTCACACCGCCGACCGTCAGCGTACCGTATGCCTCAATGGCATGGTCTCCATGTGTAAGCCCGGTGATGGACTTTGTCAGTCTCCGGCCGCTGGTGGACACCGTATCGGTGCTGAATAGCTGGCCATCCACATACACATAGATGGTCTTCTCGCCAGAGCCTACGGGAGTGAGGTAGAAGGTCAGATCTGCATCCGTGTTCTTCTGAACATCAGACAGGGACCATGTAAGCCCGAAAGATTCCATGGAGACCGTCCAGGTCCTGCTCACGCTCTTTCCGTAGCTGTCTGTGAATGTGAATTTGACGGTATTGGTGCCGCTGATCAGATACTCCCTTACATCTACGGTCACTTCGCCCTGGGCCACAGCAAGGGCCAGTTTCTGCGTTCCTCCGACCGTTACAGTCAGTGTGCCGGGACCGGTGGAAGCTGATGTAGTAGAGTCCACAGAGGACCATCTTGCACTGATCGGCAAATTGGTCGCCGTGTCAACGATCGACACGACTGCCGGCGTGATCATTGCAACAGTCATGGTGGAACCGGAATCTAAACCGCCTCCGCCGCCTCCACCGGAGATCTGGAAAGGAGTGAACACATCCGAAGACAGGTCCTGCCCGTCCATGGTCAGATGGATGTAACCTTCTTCATCCTGGTAACCGGAATTGAAAGCAAGGCCCCCGCCCATCTCCCCGATGTAGAACGGAGAGCCGGAGATCTCGACGCCGCCGTTGGTGAAATGCAGATACCCGTCAACAAATGTCACATTGTCGAATACCACGGCATCAGAAGCCACGGCAATGCCGGTCCCGATGCGGACACCGTCCTTTGTGATGTACAGCAGGCCCTGGTACATGGTGACACCCCATGTCCTGGTATCCAGGCTGTTCAGCTGGGTCAGTATGGTCGCCACCCTGGACGCCACGGCTGCATTGGTGACCAGGTGATCAGAGTTTTCATCCAGCTCCGTATCGACGATCCTGGCCCCGGAATCAAGGATCAGTGCCTCAATGTAGGCCTTATACCTGTCGAACAGGCTGGAGACGTCGATATCTGCAGTCTGACCGTCGTGCTCCAGGGAGTCGACGACAGATCCCGTGAAGATAGGGCTGTGGGCCTCGAACGATCCATCCTCGTTCTTGATGCAGAGCTGGAAGCGGATCGGCTGCACGATCTGAGTGAAATAGTTAGTAATGGTCCACTGAGGGGAATCCAGCTCGACGGGCTCCAGCTCCCTGGCTGCAGCATTTTCCGCAGCCTTCATCCATACGATCAGATAGAACTGCAGGTCCTCCGAAGTGTCCTCCGGATATCCCATGAACTCGATGCGGTATCTGTTGTTGTCGTACTGCCTGGAGAGCATGGAGTCTGACAGGCTTCCTGTGGCCCAGTTGGCCGTTATGGTAATGATGTCAGGCATTGTATCAGACCTCCTTATACATTGGGCCAGTCGATCCTGTCAGCGGCGAATGAGAATGCCAGATGGATCACATAGCCCTTTTCAACGTCCTGTGTGCCGCCTCCGGAAACGCTCCTGGCATATCCGATCTTGAGATAACCGTCCGTAGTCCAGACCCATCTGAGGAACTGGATGGAGTTGACAATCGCATAGCCGCTTATTTCGATGAACGGTTTGATGTCCGGGAGGTAGTCAATAGTGTACCAGGAGTTCTTGATTGAGAGCTTTGACGTGAGTGTTCCGTCGAGCTGGACGAATACGAGCTTGCTCTTTTTGTAGTAGATGCATCTGTACTTGAGCCCGCTCTTGGTTCCGCTTATGACTGCTCTCTGTCCGTCTTCATCCTGGGTGCCGCTGTCGTCTCCGCCGCTCTCGCCGCCTCCGCTGTCATCTCCACCGGAATCCGCTGTGGATCCAAGAGGAGAGAAAACTGGGACAAGGCAGTCGCCGACCGTGTTCACGGTTCCGGTCTGAATGATCCTGTACATGGATACATAGACCTCCGTAGCTCCGTCTCTGATCGTATCTTCAGTGATGGTGCCGTCGGCAGTGGTCTGCTGCACGAAAGTCTCCACGGACTGCATTTCGTTCGCAGCCGTCACCAGCTTGAAGCCGATGATGTAATAGGCAGTGACGCCATCCACGCCGGCAGGAATCTCAAAATCATCATAGTCGTCGGAATCGATCTGGACCCTGCGGCCCTCCTTAGTCAGCAGGACGCCGTCAGCAATGCGGGGACTGTTGTCGACAATGCTGCAGGCCATTCTCGATCCGGAGGGCATGATACCGGTCACGCCGCCGGTAAGGCCTGCCCAGAAATCGGCATCGACCTGGGCCGTAATGCCCTCTGAGCCGTTACCATTTATAAGTTTTGCCATTTTAGGTATCTCCTTCTATCTTGCTTTCGTAGGTCCAGATCCCTCCGGAGATGGTCAGGATCTTCTGAACGATGGTGACCGTCGTGCTCACACCGTTCATGTATCCGTAGACATGGTCGCCGACGTCGCCGTCGACTTCCGCGTCGTTGATGCTGATGGTCTTTCCGGGCTTAAGCTCGTTCAGACGCCGGATCCCGTACTTCCGGAGCTCCGATTCAGACTGAGCGCTGGAATAGTCGAACAGGGCCGTCCTGGCCTTTATCCCGGTGTAGTAGGGAGTGTCTGTTATCTCCCCGTTGGCGCCGACGTAAAGGTCCAGCCTGGTCCTGTTCTGCAGCTCTCCCTGGCCCATGCAGATCAGATGGGTGATGCCCATGCTGTTCTCCGTATAGGTCATGTCTACCGGATATTCTGCCGAGTATTTATCTCCGATCGTGACGATGGGAGCCGCGCTGACCTGCACTCTGACAGGAGCTCCGGCCGAGAGCTTGTCTGCTTTGACGACCAGCTTCGCTCCATTCTCTGCCAGCATGTCTGTCAGGCCGTCCAGGATCGTGCAGTACCTTGCGAACTGGTAGTTCGTGATCGTGATCCCGGATGCCTCCTCCGGAACGTAAAAAAGCCCTCCCAGGAAGGAGGACAGAATTGACCGGATGACCGCATTGGCGTCTCCGGATACGATCTTATAATTCTCCCCTGAGGGAGGCTCGATCACGCCCTGGGCCAGCAGGCCGCGCCAGGTATATCCCTTGTTCGTGATGATCTCCGAATTGTTCCTGGTCTGCATATATTCGATCAGACCGCCGAACTCGGTGCCGGGCACGTATATGCCGCCGACGCCGTCCGGCAGGACTCCATGCATCATGAAGTCGTTGGTCGACTTGTCCGGATGCCCGGTGTCGAAGTCTATATCAGAGGAGCAGGGCCCGATCTCCATCAGGCTGTCCGTCAGGTAGATCAGGCTGTCCATTCCGGTTCGCTCCTCTCTTTGTAGATCGTCAGCTCCAGGCGCGTCGTCCTGTCATACCGGATCCGGGCGAAACCGGGATCCAGCTTCTGCAGGAGCGATGCGGACGGGTCGCGGTCGTTGAAGCAGTTCGTCACGGTTGATCCGAAGACCATGTAGCAGTGCTCTTCAGGCTTCAGGTGCTCCCTGGTGTCAATGATCATGTAGGCCCCGGCAGGAACTGCTTTTGATACGGCCAGGAGCACGTTCCCGATCTGGATCCGCACACTATTCACCGGTCCGTAGAGCTTTGCTCTGAAGTCGCAAGGCGCGTAGTGATCGATGTAGATCCTCGGATACTCTGCAGACCTCGGATAGCTGTAAGGATATGTATAACTGGGATTGAACTGGATATCAGTAGGCCGGAGCGATGTGTCCCCGGCAGGATCGACCAGGACCGTCTGCTCAGAGACCCAGAATGGCGACGGACACATGACGGTCACGTCGTTGATGGTCTCCAGATCGTGATTGTCAGCGGGGTGTGTGCTCGTAGAGTGGATAAAGGCGGTAATATACCAATCACCCCAGGCAAGAATGCCCGGGGTGTTGTAGATGATGTCGCGCTCGATCGATGCATGGAACCGGTTGAGGGCGCTTACACGCCTTGCCTTGGTCCCTCTGAAAAGGATGGACATGGCGAAGCTCTTCGCTTCCTTGGCCCAGCTGTTAACGCGGACACCGTATTTTCTTGATGTGGTTGAAGCCTTCCATTCAGATTCATGGAAGTTTGCTGTCTTGAGTCGCATCGCCATAGAGGCCATCAGGTTGTAGACGGTCCCGTCAGATGCTGTATATGTAACATTGATCATACCATTACTACTCCCTGCTCTCTGAGAGTACGTCCCAGCTGGCGCTCTCCGACATAAATGCCGATGTTGGCATCCTGCATTCCGGCCTTGACAGCCTCGTACAGGACTTCAGGATCGTTACCGCCGACTTCTCTGACGGCATCCTTGATCATGCTTCTGAGGCTGGAAACGCCGACCACAGCCTCTGCTCCGGCATCTCCTACGCCGAGGAACTTGCCGCCTGCCATTCCGAATATTGTGGGATTGGTCAGGATTGCACCGTTATCCATGGCTGTCTTGTACCAGCTGACGCTGAAATGAGGCACGCTCGGAGGCACAAGACTGAAGCTTCCGCTGATGCTGACATGAGGCAGCTTAAGCTTGGGCAGGCTCCAGGAGAAGTTGAACTTGGACTTGATGTTCTCGATGGCATCGGAAACGGTCTTTTTGGCGCTGTCCATCTTCTCTTTGATCTTGTCCTTGATGTCGCTGAATTTCTGAGCCATTGTCCCGGCATTGATCCCGGTGAAATAGCCTTTGATACTCTCAATCTTGGAGCTCACGTCAGACTTCGCTGTAGCCATCTTCTCCGAAATGCTCTGCTTGATGCTCGCAAACTTCGCGGCCGCGTCGGCCTGGGCCGTTGCAAACTTTGATGCAAGATCGCTCTGAATACTTCCGGCGCTCCCGGATGCACTGCCCTGGGCCCCGGCCATGTTGGATGTGATGGACTCTTTTATGGACGCCCATTTCTCTGATGCCGACTGCTTCAGGCTGTCCCACTTCTCAGCTACGGATGCTTTCAGCTCCTCTGCCTTAGATGTGGCATTTGCCTTGGCGTCTGCCAGTTTTGTCTGAATATCAGACTGGATGCTTGCAAACTTCTCAGATGTGCTGGACTTGAATTCTTCCCACTTCTGAACGGCTCCTTCTTTTAGTTCTGTTGCCTTTGCCACAGCTTTTTCTTTCGCGTCGGAAACCGCTGTACTGATCGACTCTTTGGCATTGTTCCATGCTTCAGACGTCTTCTCCTTGAACGCGTTCCATTTTTCTACAACAGCATCCTTGAACTCTCCGGCCTTCGCCTTCACGAAATCCCAGTTCTTCCACATAGCCACGCCTCCAGCTACGACGGCCGCGATCCCGGCGACGATGCCGACGGGGCCAGTCATGATCGCTCCGAGAACGACCATGAGCCCTGACAGCGAATGTATCGATCCGATGATGCCGCCGATCATACCGATTATCGGCGCCGCCACCGTAATGACCGAACCGATCGCTCCCACGATGGTGCCGATCGTTGTGATCAGCGTGCCTATAATGACAAGCACGGGACCGACTGCCGCCACGATCAGGCCGATAGTCGCTATGGTCTGCTGCTGGGCCGGAGTGAGTTCATTGAACTTGTCGACCAGGCCCTGAACGACATCAGCGACCTTCTGGATCGTAGGTGCCAGCGCTTCTCCGAGAGATTCGACCATAACGTCAATGGAGCTTTTAAGCCGCTCCAGGGAGCCGCCAAAGCCGCTCATCATGGCTTCAGCCATCTCGTCCGTCGTGCCGGCGCAACTGTCCAGAGCTGAGTCAAGCTCTCCGACCTCATCCGGCGCTGTGTTGATCAGTGCCAGCCAGGGCGCCATCTGCTGCTTGCCGAAGATGGCACTTGCCGCTGCGATCTGCTCCGATTCGGACAGCTGCGAGAATGCGTCATGCAGTTCCTTCTGAATCTGTGTGCTGTCCTTCATGGTGCCGTCCGCATTGGTGACAGAAATGCCGAGCTTCTCCATTTCCGTGGCGCCGTCTTTTGCCGGGCTGATCAGTCTGGCAAGACCTGTTTTCAGGCTGTTGGCCGCCTTATCTGCCTCTATGCCGGCGTTTGCCATGACGCCCATATAAAGAGCCGCATCGTTCACCGAATAGCCTGCAGCGGAGAAAATCGGGGCCGCTACAGACATGGCAGAAGACAGGCTGTCCACGTCCAGAGCCGAGTCATTGCAGGCCACCGCGAACACGTCCGCATAATGGCCGGCCTCTTCAAAGGATCCGTGGAAGCCATTGATCGTTGCCACCAGGCCCGCAGATACCGTGTCGAGGTTTCCGCCCTCACCTGCAGCCAGGTTCATGGAAGGCGCCAGTGCGGCCGCTGCCTGTTCGGCGTCAAGACCGGCTCTAGCAAAGTTGAGGGTCGCTGTCGCAGCATCTTTCATACCGAATGTGCTGTTCATGGCGGCGTCCTTCATGGCCTTGCTGAGCATCTGAGCTTCATCCTCAGTGTTGCCCATGGTCTTGTTGGTGAGCTGCATCGTTTTATCGACTTCAGCAAAGCTCTTTACGCCGGCAGCGCCTACGGCCGCCAGGGGGAGCGTGACCTTTGTCGTAAGGTCTGTTCCGATATCAGTGACCTTTTTGCCGACGTCCTTCATCTTTTCGCCGGCGACCTGCATCTGGGTTCCAAGTACAGAAGCCGCTTCCCTGGCCTGCTTCTCAAGACTCTTCAGGTTCTGCTCCGTCTCGATAATTTCACGCTGGAGCGCATCGTACTGCTCCGGACTGATCGGATTTCCGAATTCATCAGAAACCGCCTTTGCCTCCTTCCGGAGATCTTCAGCATGTTTCTGAGTCTCATCAAGTTCTTTCTGGAGCTTGTCGTACTCCTCCGTACCGATCTTGCCGTTCTCTTCCAGCTTTTTGAGCTTTTCCTTAAGATCTGCAGCCTTGTCGGCAGTCTCTTTTATTTCAGCCTGGATCGGGTCGAATTTCGCCTTGAAGGCGTCGTAGTTGTCCTTTGTCTTTGCGGCCTGCTCACTGGCTTCTTTCAGCTGAGCGAGCCTGGACTTTGTCTCCTGGACCGCATCGCCCAGGACTTTCTGCTTCTGGGTCAGCAGCTC